CAACTCGTCTTCGTAGTGTTTTAAGTGCTGGCGTATTATCAAGGAACTTTGCTTTAAGACTAGCACCTGCTTTCGCACTTCCTCCCACGATGCTTCCGATTTTGGAATCTCCAGCTCCATATAAGAAGGCATAGATGAAAGTCTTTGCTGAATCTCTTGATTGAAGTCCTGCAGCCATTTGATTTGCTGTGTGAATATCTCCATTTAATATCTCCTCAGTATAGTCATTATCGTCCATATAATGTGCTAGCATCCTGAGTTCCAGACCACTAGCGTCAATACCTACTAGTTTCTTTCCTTCAGGAACTATCCACAATTCTCTACATTCTTTTCCGTATGGGGAATAAACCGCAGGTACTTGTGCCAAGTTAGGACTACTATGTGTCATTCTACCTGTGACGGCACCGCAGCTGTTTACCCTTCCGTGTATTCTATTGTCTTCTTTTATGGCATCTATCCAAGATTGAACCATCGCAACTCTTTTGGTGATGGTGAGATACTCTACTATAAGTTTGGCTTCAGGTATGTTCACATTCTCAAGCACTTTCTCATTCACTATCGGATTACCTTTATCAGTAAATTCCTGAGGTTCCCAACCAAAATGTTGTAAGTATCTAGCTATCTGTTGTCTACTTCCAAGATTAAAGTCAGGATACTCTATACAACCCCAGGTACCATCATTATAGTGAGCACCTCTATCCAACTGTTTTTGATAGGCAACAGTAGGAGTTCCATCTTTCTTATATTTCTGTTTTATGTCGACTAAGTCTACCCATACAGGCAGAGGAGTAAATACTTTTCTTACTCTCTGTTCTATCTCAATAACTTTATCTTTTAGTTCAGCCAATAATAAAGAAGCTTTTCGTTCATCAAATAAGATTCCAGTATCTTCTTGTTCTTTAATTATTGTTGCGACTCTATGTTCTATATCTATACTTTGTTCAGAGAAATCTTCTAATTGACATTCTAATCTAAAATAAAGGTCTTTCAGAACTCTGACATCTTGTTGGCAATATTCTAACATTTCTTGAGAGAAGTTTTCCCAACCACCTTGATAGTCATCTTTATAATTACCTAGTCTTTCACCCCAAGACTTGAGAGAGTGTCCCCCGTCCAAGGAAGGATTAACCAATCTTGATAAGACGAGAGTGTCTCGTATAATAAAATCCCAGCTGAAGCCACTAAGAAAACGCAGAACAGGAACATCAAAGCCAATGCCGTTGTGAGCAACAAGAACTCGTATATTTTCCATCCCCAACCATCTGTAGAAATCTTCATAACATTTATCTCCTATAAAATTGTACATTGTATCATCATTATCTTTCATTGCACAGATACAGTGTATTTTAGTTGCATCTATACCATCAGTTTCTATATCGAAGTACACCTTCATTTTAAATTTCCTTTAATCTTCCAGTGTCTTTATTATATAGTAAACTTCCAGCTTTACCAGTCAAACCTGCAAATCTATTCTTAATGACTCTAAGTGTAGTAGTATTCCTTTCTTGTTCATCATCTGCTTGTTGATTTCTCTCCAAACCAATTACCATATCAGATAACTGTGCGATTGCAGATGAACCCCTAAGTTCAGATAAAGAGACTTGTCCTCCTTCCTCGTGAGATTTACCCATAGGTCTTTTAAGGTGGGAGACAACGAACAGACCTATGCCTGTCTCTTGTACTAACTTCCTTAGTTTAGTCATTATAGAATCGATAGCTTTTCTTTCATCTAAGAAACCTTCTTGGTCTGACACAACTATCGATAAATGGTCCAAGATAATCCATTGACAATCCATACCTTTTGCCATAGCTCTGATTCGATTGATTAGACTATCTTCTGCGATGCTGCCGAAGTGGTCGAAAAAGAATAATCTTCCGTCATACTGACCTACGGCTTTGTACCACATATTGTATCTCTCTTGTTTAGAGAACTTACTTTTATATGTGGGGATGTGCAAAGGAATATTATATTCTACAGACATAATTCCTTCAGCTGATTTACTGATAGATTCTTCTAGATGTAAGATACCTATATTATCTTCAGTATTGTTGATTAGGTAATGTTCTAATTCTTTTACTACACTAGTCTTACCCATACCAGTACCACTTGTGAGTGTGACTAATTCTTTAGGTCTAAACCCATAAGTCACTTCATTCAATGCCATCCAAGGATAAGGGATAGATTCGATATCTTCCTCTTCCTTTAGATACTCCCAAGTATCTGCGGCTGAGATAATTCCTTCAGGAGTATAAGGTTTTGCATTGTACCAACATTCAGTAAAATCTTTGACACTACCTGCCATCAACATATCACTGGCATCCTTCATAGGAAGGGTACAGATTCTTAGTTTATTAGGTGAGATAATGTCTCTTACAGCTTTGATTGCTGCCAAACCTGGTTCATCTTGGTCAAAACAAAGAACGACATATTCAAAGGATTCTACATACTCTAGATTATCCTTAATATCTTTGACTGCTGATTGAGCTCCATTCTTTAGAGATACAGATGCCCACTTACCATCGAACATTTCTGCGACAGACAGTGCATCTAATTCTCCTTCGGTGATAGTTAAATATCTATTACCACCTTCTTTATATACATTCTGTCCAAAAAGACCTGCTCCTCTATTTGTTCCACTAATAGTGAAATCTTTAGTTGCTACATTTCTTACTTTGTAGCCTACTAGGTCTCCTGTCTTTGAATCGTAATATGGATAGTAGTGTTTATCAATCTTACCATCCGTTCCTTTAGTGACTCTAACTCCGAATTTACTTGCAATCTTCTTAGAGATTTTTCGTTCAGGGATGTCACTAATAAATCCCTTTGTTTCCAACTGTGTCTCCTCCTCATAGTTATGTTGTGTTTGTTTATCTGTAGCGGGTTCAAAGTAGCCACAGCCAGTGGTAAAACACCAGCCGTGACCATCTGAATACCGAGACAGATTATCCTTTGAGCCGCACTTAGGACACGGCTCGTGATGTAGAAAATCTGACATCTTTTAGACACTACTATCTATTAAGGAAGTCTGCTAATTCTTCATTAGCGCCTCTGTATCCAGGAGTGTAATCATCTTCTAGTTTGATAGCTGTCAGATAAGTAGCAACTCCGTGAGTAGGATGTTCTTTACCTGCCTTCCATAGGACCTCAACCTGAGACCCTGCACCGAAGTCAGTTCCTACTACATTACCACTGTTAGTCTGAATCATATTATCATCTAACTTGTACTGTGTAGAGAACTTCCTAATCTTGATGTCCTTACCACTGTCAGCATCTTTAATAGTTCTGACTTTAACACCTGCTTCCTCTAACTTAGCTGCCTCTGAATCAGACAGTGCAATAGTTAAAGTGTACTTACCTGTGTCTTCACCTCCAAACTTCTCAGTTGAGTCAAGATACACATACTTAGCTTCGCCTTTTGTAATCATTTTGTTTTCCTTACTAAAAATAGACATCAAAAAAGGGCGATGTCCAATGCCCTATCTTAAGTGTCACCTTAGGTAACACTTTAAGTTATTACCTAAAGATATAGCAGCTACAGCTACACTTTAGGTAAACACTTTAAGTTAAACCTTAGGATTAAACTAAGGTGTAACTTAAGATATTGTATCACAGTTTATTCTTCTATGGAATTATTTTTAAAATTATTTTCTTCTCTAAAAGATTCTTCCTCTTCCATCTTAGATATAGTCTTTGTTCTAGACATATTCAGACAATATGTACAAGTGTCTAAATATTGTTTAGTTACTGGGTCCTTCTTCATAGATTCATAATCATTTAATAATTGGTCGCAAACTTTACACCTCACTTTCTCTCCCCATAGTTAATTTATTGATTTTAGCTATTACCTTCTTTAAATCTTCTTTATTACGACTTATTTCCCACTCTAAGAAATCTCTCTCTTCAACTAGTTTACCTAGTTTAGTAGTCTCATAATAACCTTTGTCTTCATCGAAGTACACAAAACCTTGTTCTTCTTGACCTACTAAATAACTGTTACCAATACTCATATTTACTCCTTTGTTTTTATATTTACCACCAACGATATATTCCCCATAAGTCTATCAAAATAAAAGATAGGTTATGTAGATACATTGGTTTATCTCTTTGTTTTAAGAATAGTATACCTAATAAAATATGTCCTGTTAAGAATAAAAAGAATCCCCATTTACTGATTGAGATATTAGAAGATAACATCAATGCAGCTATTAGGAATAACATAGTTCCTAACCATTTGATTTGATTAGGATTCATTATCTAACATAAACTTATAGATATGTTTAATTACATCTACAGTCCAACCATTACCTAACATCTTATATCTCTGACTATTAGAGACACCCTCAGTATAACCATCAGGGACTGTCTGCAGCCGTTCACATTCAGTCGGTGTAAGTTTCCTGTAAGACTTAGGTTGTTCATACCATATCTTAGGGACAGATGCTGTACCAGCTGACAGAGTATTACTAGGGACATCTAGTTTCCTTATTCTGTCTTGTTGAGACTTATATCCTTTACCTGAAGTATCGAACTGCCAGTAATTAGGTGTTTCTCTCATTAATTCAGGATTAGGTATAGGAGTTCCCTCATCATCACAACTGATATAATCTCCTTGTCTACCGTTCTTAAGATATTCCATTGCAGATAAATTACTTGCCTTTTCTTTAGTTGTGCCATCTACTAAACAATTCCTATCTTTATTCCTGGTAGTGAACTTATCTGACATCATCACACAGTTATTAGGATTACTCTCCAATATATCTTTTAATATTATTCCCTTATCTTCGGGTTGCACAATATTAGGAATATTAGTCCAGTAATATCTTTGTCTGCTCTGTGCTGATACTAAAGATGAATTGATTAGATGTTTATTTACTACTCCTAAAGCTGCCTCAGTATGTTTAGTAATGTACTGTTCAAACTCTTGTTTCATCTTGACATTCTCCATCAAGAAATAAGCTTTAGGATTATGTTTAAGGACATTCTGTATGATATCTAACATAGTCCAAAACAACATACCTCTAGGGTCTCTATCTCCTTGTTGTTTACCTGCAATAGACCAAGCCTGACAAGGGAATCCACCACTGACTAAATCTATACTGGACCAATCTATATCCCAATCTTGCCACTTAGTGACATCACCCAGCTGGATTGTGTCTGGATAGTTCTTCTGTGTAATCTCTATCGCAAACTTATCTATCTCAGCTGCATAGTATGTCTCTATATCTACCTTTAGTCGGTTCAGGGCAATCTGCCCACAGGACATACCATCGAATAAACTTAATACCTTCACATTTCCTCCTTCATATCAATTATTACTTCATTGTAGTAGTTCACCATATCGATATTGAAATCATCGTCAATCATAAAATAATTTACTACGATACTTCGTGCCTCTACCTCATCTACTAAACCAGATACAGGCTTACCATCAACAAAAACTTTCCACATCTTATATCTTTTGTGTCCGTCAAAAAATCCTTTTCTAAATATACTCATTTGTTTCTCCTTGAGATTCAACTATTACCTCAAAAGTTATTTCTTGAGATTCAACTATTATATCAAAAGTTATTTCTTGAGATTCAACTATTAGCTTATAATAATATTCTGAAAATCCAATATTGATAGGTTGTTGTAAAAATACAACAGATGTTGCAGAGCTACAACAAATGTTGCATAAATACAGCATATCTAAAATACTTAGATTTTAGGGGAGCTTCTGCCCAGCCCTGGTATATGCACCTAAAAGACATAAAGTCCTCTAGAATCGAAAATATGGAGCTCTCTGTGTACTTTACCTAATGCGGAACCGCTGCAGCTACCTCCTAAGGACAGAACTAAAATAGAATAGCCTTAGGGTTGGTATAGGTGAAGACATAAAGTCCTCTAGAATCGAAAATATGGAGCTCTCAGAGTGTTCCAGGGTCCTGGGATATTGTTTCAGCTACCAGGTCTGGGAGTATATAAGTATATAATGATATTCTAATATAGATAGACATAAAAAACCCCCACCGATTGGCAGGGGTCAGAGGAAAAACGGAGCTCGAGTTAAGGAAAAATTTCTATTTGGTTCGAGTCATCTACAAATAGGAATCTATAGCCTTCTTCGTCATCGCTCCAAGAGTAAACCATTCTTTTATGTTTGTCGTCCCAGCCTAGTTTTTTGACTAGTTCACGGACTGCAGCAAAATGGCATTCAACTCCTGATAATTCATAGGGGTAGGCAATCGTAATAGATTTTTTTCCGAATGAATTAGAGGCTTTTATTCTTGCGCCTCTGTGGGTTGTAGGTCCTAAGTATTTTGTTTTTATGTGTTGCATATTTTTCTCCTGTTGGTTCCTAGAGGTCAAAGACTGCCGCCACTAGGAACACAATAAAAATTAAGACTAATAAAAGCATTCTTATGCCTCTTCAAATAGTGGCATACCGTACTCGATGCAGTTAGGCAGTCTATCCCTGACTTCAAAACCTGACTCCTCTAGATTGTTCCTCATAGTCCAGTAGAAGCTATCCATCTTTTCCAGGTCGTACTGGTCTCCCAGTCCTGAGCTCTCCTTCGCCTGTTTCTCTATCGCCTTAATGGAATTCCAAGGCGCATTAGTATAATATTCTGAGTTGTCGAACTCGTCCAGATAGTCAATGTAGCCGCTTCCTCCGTGGCTTGGGAAGTGTTCCCGCTGCGGGTCAAATCTGTACTCGTCGTCAATGTCCGAACCCTCAACCTTAAACCAAGGTTTGATTAGTTTCCATTCCCATTTAGTATCTATTTCAGTAGTCATCTGTAAGCCTCCTATAAATTTTCTATGTGGTTAATTTCGATATCATATCTTTCCACATCGATAGAGTGCTCGTTGTAGACATCTTCAGAAATTAGCTCGCTGGCTTTATAGTCGAGTTCATCCTTGTTTAATACCTCTACAATGGTGGTATGAAAAAAGCTCACTCTCGCCTCAATTTGGACCTTTAAAGGGTAGTTATCTCTAATGTAGTCCTCTAGCTCGTCCCATTTGTCTGAGTTCACCACATCCTTCAATTCTTCGACCTCAAATACATCTTTTCGGATGTCGAATCCGTGCTGACCTATTCCCTCATCCAATTCGCCTGTATCTATCCAACCATCGCTCCAGACCTGGACAAAGGCATCGACTAGCTGCTCCTCGTTTAGGTGCATCCTACCGAAAGAGGTAGGGACTTCGATAATGTTTTCAGTTGTTAAAGTTTCCATATAGTTCTCCGTAGTTAAAATTTAGCCTGTCTCATCAGCTCAGAGGCGGCTAATCCTCCGAGGACCTAAGGCAGCTCAAAGCTGCCCAGGTTTCGACTGTTATGCGTATTCCTTGTCGCAGCCTTCGACTGCCTTGGCTAGACGCTCCATTTTCTGCTTTTCGGACTTTCTTAAGGTTCCTAGGATTTTGTCGTTGTCGTAGTCCCTATGTAAAACCTTAGTCCATAACTCTTGAGCGTAATCCATAACTTCCTTATAGTCTTCTTCGCTACAGTCTGAGCTACCAAAAATAATGGCGTGTTTAATACCTTCTAATTGAGATAATAGACTTCTCTGTGTATGAGTCCACATATCAAAATCACCCTTAACAGCCCAATCTTCCAGCATAGTTAAGTCAAGCGATGCAATCTTATCTATAGTGTTTTTATCTATTGTAATTTTCATTTTGTTTTCCTCTCTATATTAGTATATTATTATATTGTTGTGTGGTTGCTTGTTGCCCCGTCCACAGTTAATAAGATACAGACATAGCTACCTGTTGTCAAGTATTTTTTTAATTATTTTTATATGGCTCTAATCGCTCGAAATTTGCCCATTTTTGGACGATTGTTGTTTACCCTAGTCTTAATATGTCTTTTCAATAAGTGCAGGTTCGATACACTTTTGTAGTATTCCTGATACAGTTGTTGTATTTATGATACATATAAGTAAACCATAATATAAGTATATCGTAATATAGCTAAACTCTAATATAAGTATATCGTAATATAGCTAAATATTAATAATCGCTCCCTCTTTCTCCCGCAATATTAACACTCGATAATATAAGACAATCCTAATATTAGAATTTTCTTATGTATCCCAGGACTCTGGAGCTCTATATTAGAATATCATAATATAATAATACAGCTGTATCGCTATATAATAATATTCTTAAGTACCCCTGGGAGGGACCCAAAGCTCGCTAATAAAATTAAATTTAGAATCACTTACAGATGAGAGGAGATTTTGGGATTATTAGGTAAAAATTAACTAATTCTGTGGCTAGAAACTAAGGACTACTTATAAAAAATAACTATATTTAGTAATAAGAAGAAAGAAAAGAATCATTAGAGGGGTGGACTCGTGTTGAATTTATGAGAATATGTGGGAAAAATACTACAGTTTTAACTTTATTTACCACAGACTATTGACTTTTTACTAAAAATATGGTATAATAATAGGTATAAACTTTAGTTTAACTAAGAGCCTCACCTAAAGACAACTCTTAAAGTTATAACCGCTACAGCTACCACATTAAGTCTAAATCCTTAGGTGTCTACCTAGGTTAAACCTAAGTTATAACCTAAGATTAAACTAAGGATAGATTTTTATGAGACCTGATGACAAACGAAGATTAAATAAAGGTAACCCAGCACTAAAGAAAGGGGTTGTCTTAAACCCTAAAGGTAGACCTAAGGGTAGTCTAAACAAATATACTGAACTGAGTAGAGAGTTGATGTCTACTAAAGGTCCAGAGATAGTTCAGAAAGTGATAGACTTAGCGTTAGAAGGAGATAGGACCTGTCTTAAGATGTGTATGGACAGAATCCTCCCTACAACTAAAGCAGTAGAATTAAAGTCTGGTAACGATAAAGGCAATGTCATCATCAATATAGGTGGTCTAGAAGATAAAGTCGTAGAAGCCAGACAAGAGAAAGAATTAGAGTATGAAGAAGGTGTCATAATCGAAGATTCTCAGATAGAAGAGAAGGTGGTAAAGATTGGCACAGAATCTTGATGTTAAATTACATCCTGCTCAGTTAGAGATATTCAACTCCGCAGCTCGTTTTAAAGTAGTAGCAGCGGGGCGAAGATTCGGTAAATCTAGACTGGCGGCTTGGTTACTCGTAATTAAGGCATTACAATCTCCCTCTAAGGATGTCTGGTACATAGGACCAACATTCCAACAATCTAAAGAGATTATGTGGGGGATGTTAAAAGAATTACTACAAGGGACTGACTTAATCGAATCTACCCACGAGAATACAGCTACAATTACTCTGACCAATGGAAGAAGGATTAGTCTTAAAGGTTCCGATAGACCTGATACCCTTCGAGGAGTTGGTCTTTACTTTGTGGTACTGGATGAATATGCTAGTATGAAACCAGAGGTGTGGGAAAAGATTATTAGACCCACACTAGCTGATGTTAAAGGTGAGGCACTATTTATAGGTACACCTGAAGGTAAGAATCATTTCTATCGTATATGGGAAGAGGCTGGAAAAGAGGAGAATGAGGACTGGGAACAATTCCAATATAACTCCACAGATAATCCTTTAATCGACCCAGAAGAGATTAAATTTGCTAGAGAGACTATGTCTACCCAGGCATTCAGACAAGAGTTCGAGGCAAGTTTTGTATCATTCACTGGAGGTATATTCCAGAATGATTGGATTAAGTTTAGTGAAGAAGAACCTGAAGAAGGTAACTATGTTATTGCAGTTGACCCAGCAGGTTTTGAGAATGTGGAGAAAGAGCGTGGTTCAAAAGGTTCTGCTTTGGATGAAACAGCGATTGCAATCGTTAAAATTGATAGAGATGAGTGGTGGGTTAAAGACATACTTCACGGCAGATGGAATATTAAAGAGACTGCAAACAAAATTCTCACAGCTGCAATCCAAAATGAAGCGACTACTGTCGGAATTGAAGCAGGGTCGTTAAAGAATGCGATAATGCCCTACCTCGAAGATAAGATGAGGGTAGAAGGTAGATGGGTAGTAATTACAGATGTAACACACGGTGGTAAGAAGAAGGCAGACAGAATTACTTGGGCGTTACAAGGTCGTCTAGAACACGGCAAAATAAAGTTTAATAAGGGAGAATGGAACAGAGACTTTGAAGTTCAACTCCTAGAATTTCCTACAAAAGGCACACACGATGATATGGTGGATGCCTTAGCATATATAGACCAAGTAAGTGTGGCAGATTTTATGCACACTATTGAGTTAGAAGATGAGTGGGAACCATATGACGAAGTTGCGGGGTATTAATGGCAGAATACAATTCAGAAAGTAATTATCAAGCTCTAGTATCTTGGTTGATGCCTAGATTAGATGATTGGAAGGACCATAGAGATAATAACTATCTCAGTCAATGGGACGAATATTATCGTCTATGGCGTGGTCAATGGACTATAGAGGACCAAATCAGAGCAGGAGAGAAATCTAGAATTATTACACCTGCATTACAACAAGCGGTAGAAGCTAGTGTAGCAGAACTTGAAGAGGCAACTTTCGGTAGAGGTAAGTGGTTCGACATACAAGATGATATGTTGGATAAAGACAAGAGAGATGTCGAATTCCTAAGAAATTTATTACAGGAAGACTTAGAAGAGGCAGGAGTAAAAGATGCTATCTGTGAGACTTTCCTAAATAGTGCTATATATGGTACAGGAATAGCTAAAATTATCATCGAAGAGAAGATTGTAACTAGTCCTATCGAAGTTCCTGTAGAAGGAACCTTAACTACTAAGAGAGAGATAGCAGAAGAAATTAAGATAGAAGTAAGAATAGAAGCTATTTCACCTAAAGAATTCATCATCGACCCAGCAGCTAATACAATTAATGAGGCACTAGGAGTCGCACACGAGGTATATAAACCTAGATATGTCTTAAATGATGGTATTGCCTCAGGTGTCTATAGAAATGTAGTTATAGAAGGAAATACTAATCGCATAGATATGGGATATGACCCAGAATATGTAGATGTAGATGCTTCCGATGAAATTAAACTTACTGAATATTGGGGTAAAGTACCTAAAACTTTCCTCAACGCTAAAAAAGATGACGATGACTTCGATTATAACGAAGATGAGTTAGTTGAGGCAGTAGTTACTATCGCAAATGATATGTATGTGCTCCGTGCTGAGGAGAATCCGTTTATGATGGTAGACAGACCATTCATAGCGTATCAGCACGATATAGTACCTAATAAATTCTGGGGTCGTGGTGTCTGTGAAAAAGGATATAATCCACAGAAAGCATTAGATGCTGAGATGAGAGCTAGAATTGACTCCCTCGCACTAACTACTACACCTATGGTAGCTGCAGATGCTACTAGATTACCTAGAGGAATTAAATTAGAAGTTAGACCTGGTAAAACAG